AGTGCTAAGAGTGTTTGAGACGGCTCCTTAAATGGAAGCATCATAAATGCGTCACGTATATTTCCTCCTGGTGCGTCGACATCTCTAAATTCGCCAGGTTGAATAGACTGTGCGTCGTCCCTAATTCTTATTCCTCGCTGTTTAAATCCAGCGGGTAAGTTAGAAAGAGTACCAGCATCAAGTAATTGTCTTAATGCAGATGTAGCAGTTCTAGATAATCCACCAATCATGTGAATTAATCCAAAACCATAAAAACCAAGTCCTGGTAAAAATTTAAAGTGTACAAAATATTGAATTTTATTTTTCTTTGGATCACCTACTTCGTAGTTTCTTCTAATAGATAAAATCTCTCTTGAATTTTCTTCTAATGTAATGACGTAAGGTAATTTAATTCCTGTTGGCTCACCATCGGGCCCAACGTCTTCAAAACCTTCTAAGTCTAAATTTGTATGGAATTCTAAAATATTAAATACATCTTCTTCTCTTGCAGATTTACTTTGACCTTCCAATTCTCTCTCTTTTCTTTCAACATCAGATTCATTTAGTTGACCTGGTTTTAATTCTATGTCTCTATAAAAACCTGCAACTTGTTGTTTACGTAAATCATTTTCTGAAATTTTTAAAACATGAATGATTGATTCCGCATCATCTAATGAGGTAGCTGAATACGGAACGATCAAATCATCTGCAGGCACGAACTTTGATACGGCTCGTTGTTCTACCTCATCATAATAAACTTTTTTAAATGATGATCCCGCTAGAGGTAGATAAAATAACATTTGATCAAAATCAGGTTCATAATCTTTCATCTGATCCATAATTTGATAATTCATAAAATCTTTTACACGTTGAGACTGTTGTTCTTTTTCAGGAGTAGGTAATCCTAAAATTTGAGTTCTTACTGGTCCTTCAGATGGTAATAATTCTTTGTAAGCTAATGATTGAAATTGTGTAACGGCTTCTGCAAGAACAGGATGAGTTGCACCACTTGCTCCTTGAAATGGTTCTGTTCGATTGTCGTATTTAAATCCTAATAGATCTAAACCTTCTCTGTAAGTTCTTTCCCAATCTTTTCTTGAAGATTTATAATCTTGGTAGTTTTGATAAAGTGAACTTCCTAATCTTCCTAATATGTCATCAGGTAAATGATCAGCTAAATTATCGTAATGACCTTCACCTCCTTCAACGGAAGCTACTGAAGGATCATAATCAATGTCAACGGACCCATCTTCATTTTCAGTTATCTCAATAGGATTTCCAGCTTCATCAACTTGTTTTTGTTCTTCAGCTTGTGCCTCTTGAATTTCTTCAGGTGATGGTACGTTTATTGTTTGCTCTACGTTTGGTAGCGCCTTGTCTATGTTGTCTGCCATTTATTTTCTCCGCTTGGATTGTTTTAACAGTATTATAGCTAATATTCAAGCCTTGTGGTTGAGGCCCTGATTTAGGGGGTACTGTTGTAGTTAGTTTAGTCCTCTTTAATAATTTTTTTAACATTATCTATTGAATCAATGATTTCCTCTTCAAAATCTTTATAAACTTCTCCATCACCTAATCTATAAACATCTTGATATTCTTGAAAGTCACCAGGTACATCAATAACTTCTCCTGTTTCTGGGTTAACTTCTTTGTAAGGTTTAGTATAAACTGTCTCAGCATTATTACCATTATCTGTTTTGTATCTAACTCTAATTGTTTCAGGATTTTCAACTACTTCCATATCTTTAAGTATTCTTACTTCTCCCTCTTTTAGTTTAGCCCATCCACTACCTTTATCTTTAATAGTGGCAACAACATCCCAAAAATTATCTTTGACCCAAGACCAACCTTTTTCTGCAACTACAGGTGCATTTTCTACTGCTTTTTGAACAGCAGGTTTTTTAGCAAGTCTACCAATTCCAAAAGGTAAAAGAGATGCAATACCTAATCCAAGTTTCATAAATTTTCTTTTGCTAGGATCGTCAGGTCCATTTTTTAAATTAACTCTCATAATACCACCACCCATTGCACCTGTTCTATCTATGTCAGGAAGTTCTGATGCTAACTCTTCAACATATTGTTTAGGTGCCATACCCATTGCAGTTGGAACCATATCATCTGTTCCGTATTTTTCTTTTGCTTCTTCTAATCTTTGTTTAGCGTTGTAAGTTTGTATTCCTAATTCAACTAATGGAGTTGCATAAGTAGAACCTTTTGCTAACACAGGTAAAATTCTTTGAGCCATAACTCTAGATCCTCCACCTCGTAAAATAGTATCAAATAATTTTTTAATTCCAGTTTTCTTGTTGTACAAACCTAACTCTTGTGCAGTTAAATGTGAAAAGGCAGCTGGTCCTGTAAGTTCTAATGCAGATACATCTGTTTGTTTTCCTTCTTCAATATCTTTTTTTAAATCACTTATGGAAGCCGCAGTAAAACCTGCTCCAACCAAAGGTGTGTCTAAGTAAGCAAGTGTTCTTAATAAATTTCCTGCCAACGCTCTACCTGGTTTAGTTAATAATGTTGCACCTGCTGCAGCTCCTTTAGGACCTATAATTTCATCCATCAAAGAAGTTTCTTTTGTATTTTCTGTTCCTGGTTCAGCTGCCTCAAGATCACTTGTACCTACTGAAGATAAAAATATAGGGGCTGCTATAGAAGCAGGAAGAATAGAAAATAATTTTCCTGCTTTTACATCAAACAATCTAGATTTAACTAATTTTTTAAAAGTTTTTTCTTTACCTTGTTTAAGTAAATTAATTGCCTTTTTTAAATTAGGTTGTTTTATATTAGCAATATCTTGTTTAGGACCTGCTGCTACAAAACGAATATAATCTTCAATTGTTTGACCAATTCTTTTTTTACCATCTAAATCTATTGGTTTTAAATTAGTCTCTTTAATAGAATTATTTATTAACCTGTAATTAGGCAATTGATTTCTGTTTACCGTTCCTAATTGTTCGAAGACATTATCATATACACTATTAACTTTATTAATTGCTTCTTCTGCTAATGCTTTATCTCCAATTTTTAATGCTGCTTTTGCAGTTCTTAATTCATTTTTTATAGTTTTATAAAGATTGTTTTGTCCTTTCGCACCTAAAACATTAAAATTAAAATCTCTTGTTGTCACACCTACTTTTGTTAAAGCTTCTGGATCTTGTGTAATAGTTCCTGGTGTTATTCCTTGTGTGTGTTCAAAACTAGCTTTTAAATTTTCTGGAACATCAAAAGCCCCAGCCACTTTATCAAACTGTAAAGCTTTTTTTAATTGTGAATCTACTTGTGCTGGTGTTAAGTCTTTAAATTTTTCAGGATCTAAATTCATTAATTTTTGTTGTGCTTTTCTATATGCACCAAAACCTTTTACATCTTCTGGGGTTGTTCCTTTTGGTCTTGCGCCTCTAGCTAAATCTTCTTTAGAAATATTTCCTAATTTAGTTTGAGTTAATTGATATCTATATATTTGTGCGTATTTATTTTTAGTTATTTGATTATTATAAGGTAAGTCCGTCATTTCTGTGGCCATTTGAGCTAGGGTTTTTGTTTTATAGTTTTTACTAAACAAATCTTTTTCTGCTTGTGTTAAAGTATTACTTGAAGATTGACCAATGTCTAATCTAGTTATTTTATTTTTTATTTTTGGATCTAAGCTTTCAATTATTTGATTAGCAATATCAGGATCTGTTCCTCTTCCTGTAGCTTGTTTTAATTTGTTTGAAAAATTTTGAAAATTAAAAATATATTTTTCACCAGGAAATTGTGGTTTAAAATTGTTTATATCAGATAATATAAAATTTTTAATTTCGTTTCGTCTTTTAAAATCAAGAGGTCTTTGAGTTCTCTTGTCAATATATTGATCGACTTTCATGTTCCATGTTTCTGGACTGCCAAAGTCTTTCATTTAGAACCCCATTAAGTAATTTAATCCACCACCAGCATTTTTATTTCTTTTTGTTCCTAAACCTTCTAACGCTTCATCCGCAGCTTTTTCATACATAGATTCCATTTTGTTCATAGAAAGATTATCATAAACTTTTCCGTAAGCATCAATAACATCGTATTGATCTATAGAATCTCTATCAATGCTTAATCTCTCAAACACATCATCTAAAACTGCATCAGCATCATATTTAAGATCACCAGAATATTGAATGAAATCATCAATGGATTCTTGAATAGCGTCTTTAAGACTAACACCTTCTTTTTTTAAAAGGTTAGCTAATCTTAGACCACGACCAAACGCGTAACCAATTCTTCCGCCATATGCTTTAGCTTCTGGTCTTGTTTTTCTTCCTTTATACAAACCATCATCAATCATTTTTCCAGACTTATCAAATGTTGGTAAAGGTACTTCTGCTCCACC